CCACTTTTTGCATAATGAAAATTCAACTTACTAAAACCCTAGAGCAATCGTCTTTTAACGATAACGGCAGTAATATTTTTAAAGATATTGATACTATTTATTTAAAAGATATTAATATTAATCTTGTTAAAAACTATTTCCATTATTTTAGATCGGCTTTTATTAGGGCTTCTATGGAGTTCGTAGCAAAAAATCCAAAGCAAGAGCAACAAGGTGAAGGTGAAGCTATGTCAGCCTCCGCTGTTGCTCTTGTTTTGTTTAATGGAGATCAAGAGATAGTTGACAAATCAAATGCATTACTTAAAACAGTCGCTTTTAAAGACGATGGTTATAAAAATCCATTAACTGAAAACGATATTAACAATTTAGATTTTCAAGATTGGGAAAATATCATTTGCGAGTTCTTAGTAAATTTTTGGGTCAGCAAGTGGTTAGCTGGAGGGAAGAAGAGCTAAAGTTTAAAGAAGAAATCATTTATTTAATATCTCAAATTATAGTGTTTTATAAGGGAGCTATAACTTACAAAGAGATATTAGAAATACCACTTGCTGAATTAGATATGATTATAAAAGCCCGCAACAAAATAATAAAAGAGCAACAAAATGTCATTTAATGTTAAATTTATATACGATCTAATTGACAACCTCAGCCCTAAACTCAAAGCAATTGATAGGGCTATGGGGGTAAGTGCTAGACAATTTGCTAAAAATACAGAGCAAATGGCAAAAAATATGGGAGATCTGTCCGATAAGGCTATAAAAGGTTTTAGCAAAAGTGTTGCTGTTATGTCTACTGTTCTTGGTGGTGTTGGTATAAAAGCCATTAAATCTGCTGGCGATTTTGAAACATTGGGTATCCAATTAGAAATTTTAACAGGCTCGGCAGAAAAAGGTAAAAATCTATTTCAAGAATTATCAAAATATTCTGCAGAAACCCCTTTCGAATTACCTGAAATAGTAAAGGCAACAAGAACATTATTAGGCTCAAATATTGCATTAAAAGATGTAGTTGCTACAACAAAAATGCTTGGGGATGTCTCTGCTGGCTCTGGTGCTAATTTAGAGCAATTAGCCGTTGTATACGGTCAAGTTGCTGGTATGACTAAATTACAAGGTCAAGATGCAATGCAATTTATATCTAACGGCATCCCTATCTGGGCTTTATTGCAAAAAACCACTGGAAAAACAATAGAACAACTCAAGAAAATGGGTAGTGATGGAGATATATCTTTTAGTCTTGTTAATAAAGCATTGGCACAAGCTACACAAAAAACAGGGATGTATTATCAAGCGACTGATAAACTTTCTAAGTCTTTAAATGGTATGTTTTCAACACTTAGAGATAGTATTAATCTTGCTTTTGCAGAATTAGGAACTGAAATAGTCAAGGTAGTCGACTTGAAAAACACAATAAAAGATATAATTGATTATGCTGAAAAAATAACACAAGCTTTCAAAGGATTGTCGCCTGAAATGAAAAAATTTATTGTCTATGGAGGTATGTTTTTAACTGCTTTATTACCAATTGGATTGGTTTTAGGTGGAATTTTTCATGCACTAAAACAAATTGCAATAGTTTTTGGGGTTTTTGTATATCTTTATAGGCAGTTTAGAGTTGTAAGTCAAGTTAACCCTTTCGTGTCTTGGCTAGGAATTTTAGGTCTTATCGTCGGGAGTATTATGTTAATTGTAGAGCATTGGGACACTATTCTGGAAACTGTAAAAAAAGTTTATGAATTGATAAAAAATATTTTTAGAGAAAATTTAAAAGATGGAATATTTGGTAAATTTATGAATAAAAAATTTGGCTGGTTTCAAGAGCCACAAAATCAAACCACAATACCAATCCCAGCTCAATCGCCACAATCTTTTTCTGGCGGTTTTGATGTTAATTTTGCTAATATGCCAAAGAATGCGACTGTTTTGCAAAGACAATCAAGCCCTAATTTAAATTTAGGCTCTAACATAACTTATGCTAACTGATGACTTTATTTAATAGCTCAAAACTAAAAGTCGCTCAATTTAAAAATGCTAGATTCTTTTTAGACAATAGCAATCTAAAGGGCGGAATTAAATTTGCTGAATTTGAATATCCTAAAACTGACAGACGAGATATAGAGACCCTCGGCCGCTTGTTAAAAAAGATTAGTGTTAGATGTATTGTAGATTGCAATAAGAATTATACAGCAAGAGACAAATTGCAAAAAGCTTTTGACGAGCCTAAAGCTGGCAATTTATCGTTGCCATTTTACAAAAAGTTTTACGGTTATGTCACTGAATATTCTTTTGCTGATAGTAAGACTGCCATAGGGACTGTCGATGTTAATTTTGAATTTGTCGAGGTAAGCAAAAAAGTAGGTATAGACAAAAAAGGTAAGGGCTTTTTAGCTCAACTAAAGAGCGATATATTGGGAGCTTATGAAGATGATTTTGACAAAGCTATTGCAACCGTAAAAGATAACAAAGAAAAATTCGATAGTTTCGTCGATACTTTAACTGAAGTAGCAACAACCATTAACCAAACCGCTAGTGCCGTTGCTGGTGCTGGCGATAGTCTTGGCGATTTTTCTACATCAATCAATCAAATAATCGGCTCCGCTAATAGCCTTGTAAAAGCCCCTAAAACACTATTTAACAACATTAAGATTGCTTTTGATAATCTAGGAGTTGCTTTTGCAAGTAGTAAAGATTTATTTAAAACCTGCAAAGCTTTATTAGGTATTGACAAAAAAGATAGGGATCAAATCGGCAATTCGCAAAACTCAATCGACATTAGAAATAACCAAAACTTAATCAATCAAGCGGTTAGAATTAATGCCTTAACTCTTGGCTATGAAACTTCGGCGGTAATTGATTATAGTAATACTCAAGAATTAAATAATGCTATTGCTGACTTAGAAAATGGTTTTTCTAAGATAGATTTTTCACTTATAAGCGATCTTAGCATAATCGATAATTTACAACAACTAAGGTATCAAGCAATCAATTATCTTAACCAATTAAGATTAAGTGTGCCAAACCTTATTGATTATGAAGTTGCCAACCCTACACCTTTAACTAAAATTCTATTTAGTTTATATGGAAATGACAGCGAGGAAAATAGAGAGGCTATTATTAATATCAATAATTTTCAAGACACTAGTAATATTAACGGTGTAATAAAGGTGCTGAGATATGCTGAATAGTGATAAAGTAGAAATATATTGCAACGGTATTCTTTTTGACGAATTTAACGATTTTGCATTAAATAAATCAATTGAAAACTTTTGCGGTTCATTTTCTTTTACAATTACTCAATCAACTGCTGATAAAGTAAAAATAAGGCAAGGAGCCGATATTATTATTTATATTGCCAACGAGCTTGTTTTTACAGGTCTGGTCGAGGCAATAGAGCATAATCAAGCATTTAATCAACACAGCATAACAGTATCTGGCAGGGATAAAACTGCGGAGCTAATCGATAGTTATATCTTGCCAAAACAATACAAGCAAAATGATTTTATTAAGTTAATGAGAATTGTTTTAGATGATAATGGATATAAGAATATTGGAATTGAAAGCGACATAAAAACATTACCTAAACTACTTGGCAAATCTTTTGTTGCTGAAAAAGACCAAAAAATATTTGATTTTTTTGACAAATTAGCAAGATTATTAAATGTTATTTTAATAACTGATGCCTATGGCGATATTCTAATAACAAGAGAGGGGGCGGATTTAGCCGTTGGCGGTGTTAATTTGACAAGCGGTGGGATTAATGCTTTAAGTAGCTCGCTTTCGGTAGATAGCAACGAGACTTACAAATATATTAGAATAATTGGTTCACAGAAAACAGATAACTCAAAAAAAAGATTAAAGCAAAAAGTAGAATTTACTGATGAAAGAGCTAGCACCAAAAAAAGACTAATAGTTTCAATTGGTAATAATGCTAATAGACAAACTTTAGAGAGTGTTGCTAATTGGTATATGGCAGTCAAGAGAGGCAAGGGAGCGAGATATAATACTGAAGTGCAAGGCTTCTTAACTAATATTACAAGTGGCTTGTTATGGCAACCTAACACTATTTTATTGTTAAAAGACCAAGCTAATAATATTAATGGTTCATTCTTAATACAAGGTGTTAGTTATAGTCAAGATAGTAGCGGAAGCAAAACGAGTTTATCAATTTGCAATATCGGTAGTTTTTCTAGCTTTGACGACAACCCTCTTTTATCGCCTC